ACGATATCCTCAAGAGCACTGGTCTAGGACACGATCAGGCAGTTAGAGCCATTGTAAGAGACCTTCTGACAAAAACGTGGCGAGACGGTGCTCCGTGGCGCGCTGCGAAAGACCTCCCAGCCGACGACAAAGCCAGTCTCAAGAACCGCGAAAACCTTATCCGAACGGTGGTCTGGTATCTCGACAAGTTTCGAGACGACCCCGCCAAAACTCGAATACATCCTATCACCAGAAAACCTATGGTCGAACTCCACTTCCAGTTCGAGATTGGAGCTGGAATTGATGTAGCCCACCCTTATACCCTTTGTGGTTATCTCGATCGGGTAGTGGAATTTCAGGAACTTGACTTTGTAATGGACCGTAAATCCACTACCAGTACCCTCGGATCATACTATTTTGAGCAATACGATCCAGACAATCAAATGTCTCTCTACACTGTCGCGTCCCAGATTGCGTTCAAGACGCCTGTGAGGGGTGTCATTATAGACGCCGCACAGATCGCAGTCGGCTTCAGCCGCTTTGTCCGCTCATTCGTTTTCAAGACTCAAGATCAGATCGAGGAATGGCTCAAAGATCTCAAGATATGGCTACGCCAAGCTGAGATCTTCGCCGACGCCGGTTACTGGCCACAGAACGACAAATCCTGCCACAAGTACGGAGGTTGTGTTTTCCGTGATATCTGTTCTAAGAGTCCCTCCGTTCGCAAAAAGTTCCTTGAGTCCAGTTTTGATCGGCGACAGTGGAATCCCCTTATCCCCAGATGACAAGTCTATCCCAACACCAATCCAGCGAGTTCACCAAACTCCTCCTCATGGGGGACTCTAAGTCTGGCAAAACCGGCGCTTGTGCTCCACTTGCCCTGAAGGGTTACTTGCTTCGCATTCTCGACTTCGATAATGGCCTAGATGCCCTCGTTCAGGCCATAAAACTGAAAAATCCCAAAGCCCTCGACAATGTAGAGTTTCGCACGCTTCGCGACAAACTAAAATCGTCACCCACAGGAACTGTTGTTGATGGAACCGCGACGGCCTTTATTGAGGCGTTGCGAATGCTCGATAACTGGAAATACGATGGAGTGGATCTCGGGCCGCCCGCTCAGTGGGGCAAGGATTGCATCCTTATAATCGACAGTCTCACGTTTATGGCCGACTGCGCATTTAGGTTCCGAGAACCTCTGGTTCCCCGATCCAAGGACGGAAAGTACGATGTTCGTGCTGTCTATAAAGACGCCCAAGATGCTGTTGAGAGTGTCCTCGCGCTCCTTACGTCCGAAACCTTCCGAACTAACGTCATTGTTATCAGCCACGTTCGCTACGTTGATAACCCAGATGGCACGAAGAAAGGCTACCCAACTGCCGTTGGATCTGCGCTCTCTCCGCAGATCCCCCGTTACTTCAACAGTGTCGCGCTCGCCCAGACCATTGCGGGCAAGCGCCAGATCCAAACGGCCCCGACGGCTATGATCGACCTCGCTAACCCAGCCAGCTTCAAAATGCTGCCTACGTTGCCGATCGAAACAGGGTTAGCTACCTTCTTCGAGACGTTACGCTCATGAGAAGATATTATAGAGGCAGACGGCGAAATTATAACCTTTCTGTTGAGAGGCTCAGAGAGTTACTTTCATACGATCCTTGCTCCGGTCTGTTCTTTTGGAGGACCGGAGGACTCGCCGGGAACGTAAATGATAGAGGCTATCGGTATATTCAAGTGGAAGGAAGGATGTATAGAGCAAATAGGCTTGCCTGGTTCTATGCCTACGGCAAGTGGCCTAATGTTCTGGATCACTTTGATGAGAACAAGAGCAATAACAGTATATGGAACCTCATAGACGGAACGCATCTTGATAACGCAAGACGCTATCACGCTCGACGAAGACCGGATCGAGCGGTGAGCCTTCTCAGAAACTTTCCCGGTCCCATAGGAGTCCGCAAATGAACGATGAACGTCGGAAGAAACTGCAAGTGGCTGCTTCTGCACTCAGCGATGCCTGCGCAATAGTTGAGGAGATCATGGATGAGGAGCAGGAAGCCTTAGATAACCTACCGGAGGGAATGCAACAAGGCGAGAAAGGAGAGAAAATGGGGGCGGCCATAGGGGCCTTGAACGAGGCCAAAGACTCTATCGAGTCCGCGCTCGGTAACATCGACACTGCCTGCGAATAAATCCACACCTGCCATCCGTACACATGGAGGTTCAGAATGGCATCCTTCGAAGAAATCATGAAGCGGCCCGGCTCGGAGATCAAACCGCCGCCTGCCTATCCCGTTGGAACCTATCACTGTCTGATCGACGGCCCACTCACACCCGGCAAGTCCTCTCAGAAGCAGACCGATTTCTTGCAGGTCAAGTTCAAAATCCTCTCTCCCATGCAAGATGTCGATGCTCGGCAGGCAGCCGAGGTTCAGGTCGTCGGCAAGACTGTTACGGCCGAATACTACATCACCGATAACGCCAGTTGGCGACTCACGGAGATGCTTCGAGATCACCTCGATATCAGCGACTCTGATCCTCTCGAGCAGATGGTCGCACAGGCTCCCGGCAAACAAATCCTGGTGAAACTGCGTCACGAGCTATCTCAGGATGGCAAGCGGGTGTTTCACCGGGTAGACTCGACCGCGCACGTCTGATTGACTCCCGGACGTAGTGGTTGAGAGGGGACCGGGCGTCACCTGACTTCGCCCGGTCCTCGCCTTCCAGGGTAGGGCGGCGGCAGAGTCCGCTCATAAGACCGCCGCTACTGGAGAGACCGATGGAAACGTGTGAGAACTGCAGATTTAGCATTCCTGGCTCCGACAATGTTATCGTCTGTCGGCGCTATCCCCCGCAGATAACTGGTGTCGCGGGCGCTATGATAACCAGCCACTTTCCTCTTCTCGCCAAATCTAACTGGTGTGGAGAGTGGGAACAGGGCAGTAAACGCGAAACGACTAACTGAGCCATACAATACGGTTTCCGTATGATATGGGTCAGTGTAAACCCATAGAGGATTCCCAGAATGAGCCCCAAACTTCCACTTCCAAAGATCGTCCCTAACATCCTCGAACAAATCGAGGGCGACATCAAGAACTCTCTCCGTGAACTCTCTAGTCAAGGTGGACCGCCGCCCGAAGAGTTTCTTCCCCCTCACCATCGGATCAAGGAGTTGGGAGGGTTAACAGTGAGTGCAGTAAAGAATTTCGCCGAGTTACCCACCCAACAGATCGACGAACTGATCGTCGAGGTCAAGAACCGACTCGAGAAGATCGAGCGCAAGGCCAACGAAATCAAATCAGACTACATGAAACGCACCACCGAACTCACCTCCGAGATCGAACGCCTCAACAACGCTTGCATCAAGAGTGAAACCAAGCTCGAAGAACTCCACGATCAACTCAACGATCTCTACGCCCCGCCGAAAAAGGAGTCTTCAAGTGACAAACAGTGAATATGATGATTTCTTCGAGCTTCTCACCAAACTCGTTAACGAGGGGGGTTCATGGCGCTCGAAGAAAGCGGCCCTTCTTACAGCTGGAAGCAACGATGACTGTGCCATCCTCAATGAGTTCGCCGGGTGGTTCTCAGACGAAGATCCGTGGCTTCCAGATAATGAGGACGCCGCAGCATGACTTCTGGCACTTTCCACATTATTCCGCTTGACAGCATAACTGTCAGTCGGGAAAAACGGCAGCGGCGCGAACTCACAAAGATCGACGAACTCGCTGACTCGATCCGTCGTCTCGGCCTCATCCATCCCCTCGTGGTCACTCGCGAGGGGTTGGAGCTTGTCACCGGCGAGCGGCGCTACGCCGCTTGCACCAAGCTCGGTTGGCAAACAATCCCGGTCCAGTACCTCGACGAACTCGAGCCGGGCCGTCTCCGAGAGATTGAACTCGAAGAGAACATAAAGCGCCAGGACATCTCTTGGCAAGATCAAGTCTCGGCAATCCGCGAGTATCACGCCCTCCGCCTCTCCGGTAACCTCGAATGGACACAAGAGGACACCGCCAGATCCATAGGCCTATCCCCACAGCACACTGGTACTATGCTCCAACTCGGCGAGGAACTTTCCCTCGGCAATAAAATGGTCTTAGAGGCACCAAAGCTCTCTACGGCCGCAGGGATAGTCCGGCGAGCAATCGAGCGCCGCGACCAAAGCATACTTGACAAGCTCCATAGTTCCCTCGGTGGAGTTCAGGTCGCTGAGAAACAGGAGGAAACCATCCTAACTGCGGATTTTCGTGAATGGGTCCACCTCGATATGGCTATTAGGTTCAATTTTTTCCACTGTGATTTCCCCTACGGCATAGAGTCAGACTCGTTTAATCAGGGCGGCGCAAGTTCTCATGGGGGATACACTGACACCTATGAAACATGGCAACAGCTCATGTCGTCTTTGGAGATCGCCACTAAGCGACTCACGGCACAGAGCGCCCATCTTATGTTCTGGTTTGCCATGAGAAAAGGCAGTCAGCGCCTCTACGAGTCCACCGCTCGAGCCCTCGAAATGATCGGGTGGGAGATCAATCCACAACCCCTCATATGGATGAAGTCCGATGGAGTTGGTATCCTTCCAGATCCTGAACGAGGACCGCGACAGATCTACGAAACCTGTCTACTTGGGAGCCGCGGAGACCGTAAAATTGTTCGAGCTGTTGCTAATGCTTACCACTCTCCGACAGTACGGGACCGTCACATGTCTGAAAAACCCGAACCGATGCTGCGTCACTTCTTCTCGATGCTTGTTGACCAGAACACTGTTATGCTCGACCCCACCTGTGGTAGTGGAAGTGCATTGCGAGCGGCTGAATCGCTTGGTACAAGGCATTGTCTCGGGCTCGAGATCAATCCAGAGTTCGCAGCTCTGGCCCGAGACGCCCTTCGACGAGCCCGCCGCTTGAAGGCTGTCGGAGATGCTTATGGAAACTAAAAGCCGAGACATCGCTATAAACGTCACCATCTTTGTGATTGTGGTCTTGATATTCTTGTTCCTCTTTATGTGGATCGGAAAATGACCAGCCACGGAAAAGACTGATGTATAGTTTTACAGCTACCGTCAGTAAAGTTGAAGAGCGTAAACGGCTCTTAAACGTACGCCGAGACCCAAATGATCCAGATAAAACCATAGAAACTTATGGAGAGCCAGCATGGTGGGTCACAATAGACGACATCTCTATTCGCTTTGGTAACCCTCCAGAATTCAAACCTGGAGACCGGATAATAGTGTCATTGAGGCGAGCAATCGAACATGACTGAGAAGGATGACGAGATCATACAGTTACGACGAAAAGTCGAGCTACAGCGACACGAGATCAAGCGGCTACGGAAAGTTATCCGCGATGATGGCGAACAGCACGCCAGCCATTGCCATTCTCTTTCAAAGGAGCACGAAATCAGGATGAAGGCTTACAATAGTGAGATCGAGCGGCTGCGATCAGAATTGGATAAGGCACATAAATTGCTCAGTCAGAGCATCGGCTGGCAGCACGAAGCTGAGAAAACAAAATTATTGCTCGAAAAGGAGATCGAGAATAGACGCAATCAGGGAGTCCCAGAAAAATGACTGAACTCGTTAAGTATGAGGCAGCAAAGCGCGCCCTTGCTGAGGCAAAGGCCGTTGATGAAGTCAAAGACATCCGTGACAAGGGTAAGGCTATGCGAGAATATGCCCGTCTCGCCAAGGACAAAACACTCGAACTCGATGCCATAGAAATCCAGCGCCGGGCCGAACGGCGCCTGGCCGAAATGATAGAAGAACAGCGTCGCACAGTGGGATTAGCTAGAGGCGGTGGAGATACAAGTGTTCCACTGGAGCACCGGGGTAAAAATTACCCCGGTGCAACGCAGGGTAAAAATTACCCCGCGTCGGCTGAAACTGTGCCTACACTGGCAACAGGACGCCCCTCAACAAAAATCGGGGTAAAAAATACCCCGATTTCCGAAACTGTGCCAACACTAGCCTCTCAGAACATCGACAAAAATCTCGCCAAAAACATCAGAGCCGTAGGTAAGATGAGTGAGGAGGAATTCGAGGCCACCGTCAGAACCGCGCCCGACAAAGACTTCTATAAGAGAAAGGGACCAGTAAAGTATCCTTCATCCGAGTCAATAATCTACAACCTCGACTTTGCCCGGTCGATAGCCGGAGACCTAAATAAGTTTAATCTCAATAAATTCTATGAGAATAATCCAGCCTGTCTCGCAGTTATCAGGGAAGCCCTATGTAATATGATCGTTCGGATAGATACCATATTAAAGCCAACGAAGCCCAAGGGAACTGACAAGAACGTGATAAACCTAAAGAGGAGTAAGTAACATGACTACCTTTGATACGTGGAAGCAGGGAAGGATAATCAGGGAGTTCAAAGAAAAGGGAGGAAGACTTATAAAGGCTATAATAGATGACATGGGAACAGTGAGACCCGCTTTCTGCAACAGAAAGTTCGTGTCGAGATATATGGCTACGGGAGACGAATTCACTCAGTCCGACTACGATAAGTGGACTTCCAAGATGGAACGCATAATAGTGGGAATTGATTATACGAGAGGCTGGCATGACTCCGAGCGGAGAAGCGCCCCGGAAATAAACAGCCTCAAAGAGGAGAACAGACTCCTAAAACTCCGACTTGAAGAACTAAATCAAAGAGATATTGCATGAAACACAAAATCGCCCTGGTTGGAGAGGCCTGGGGAGAAGCGGAAGAACGCCAGCGGATGCCCTTTGTCGGTCCCGCTGGTTGGCAGCTCAACTCCATGCTGACCGATGCCGGAATAGTTCGAGCCGAGTGCTACCTAACCAACGTGTTTAACTTGCGTCCCCGACCCACGAACAAGATCGAGAACCTATGCGCCACTCGCAAGGAGGTCCGCCATGCGCTCCCGCCGTTATCATCTGGCAAGTACGTCCGTGATGAATTTCTCCCCGAACTCGACAGACTTTATCGAGAACTTATTGAAGTTAATCCAAATGTCATTGTGTGCCTCGGGGGAACTGCCTGTTGGGCAATACTACGTGACGGTAGAATATCGAAACTTCGTGGGGCAGTCGCAAATTCCCCCGTACTGGCAGGAAAAAAAGTCCTCCCAACCTTCCATCCTTCCTACATTCTCCAAGGAGGATACGGCGAGCGGCACGTCACAGTCCTCGACCTCCAAAAAGCCCGTCGAGAGTCCGAGTATCCCGAGATTCGCAGACCCAAACGCTCCATCTACACCGAACCCATCCTCGGCGACCTCGACCGCTTCTACATCGAGCACATTGCCCCGGCAAGAAGACTCGCTGTTGATATCGAAACACGCGGAGAGCGTATTACTTGCATCGGGTTTGCTCCGGCGATAGATATTGCCCTCGTCGTTCCGTTCGAGGACCTCCGCAAACTAGGTGGTAACTACTGGGGATCAATCGAGGCTGAACTGGCCGCGTGGAAGTGGGTCCGCAAAGTCCTCGCCTCCCCCATCGAGAAGGTCTTTCAGAATGGTATCTTCGATATGTCCAGACTGTGGAAAACCTATGGTATTCCAGTCACTAATGCTCGGCATGATACTATGCTACTGCATCACGCCCTCATGCCCGAAAGCCCAAAATCTCTGGACTACCTGGGCTCAGTCTACACAGACGAGTCTGCCTGGAAACTCGGAATTCGACTTAAACACAAAGGAACAATTAAAAAAGAGGATTAGCTTCTATAGAAAAGGAGGACTAATATGACTCCCTTGATCGCAGGCATTGGCGTAGTTCTCCGCGCTACCGCTGCTGCTGAGGGCCGCGTCTTCACCAGTGCCTTTCTCGAGGACATAGCTGAAGGCGGGGGCGCACAGTTCATGGACGAACTCAAGACAGAGATCACAGTTCCGGTCGCGAGCAGCGCCATTCGTGCTATAGGCTATCACGTTGGCGGTATCATAACTGTTCAGTTTGTGCGGGGCGGTTCCTACGATTATCCCGGCTCCGAAGAACAGTTCGTAGCCTTCCTTTTGGCCCCTTCCAAGGGCCAATGGTTCAACGCTCATCTCCGATGAAAATCTACAACACTCAAGGGCTCCGCCCCGGCGAACCGAAGTCCGAGACTGAACGTCTCTGGATTTACAATGGTCTTGACTGTTGTGTGACCCTTGAAGTCCTCGAACAAACACTACCGCAGTTAGATAATCTGACCGGCGGTACCTACGCCCTGTCGCTATCACTTCAAGCACCCGTGCTGGAGATGAACCTTCGCGGAGTGCTGATCGACGAGACAGAGCGCCAACGAGCTATTACCACTTACCGTGCCGACAGTGAGCGCCTTGAGCGGAATCTCTATCGTATCGTTCACGAGGGAATAGGATATGCAGACTTTCGTAACACCGCAAAAACTAAAGCGTGGCGCTCTAACAGCCTTGTCGCGGCTCTACTTTACGACATCCTCCGCTTGCCTGAAATCCGTAAGCGGAATGACCGCGGCGAGATGGCTCGAACGGTCAACAGAGACGCCCTCGAAAGACTCCAAGTTCACTTTATCGCCCGGCCAGTTATTGCTCATATCCTTGCTCTTAGAGACTTTGGAAAAAAGATCGGAGTTCTTGAGACAAAGGTTGACAGCGATCGACGCATCAGAACATCCTATAACATCGGGGGAACTACAACAGGGCGCTTCTCAAGCAGCCTCAATGATTTCGGTACTGGAGGTAATCTCCAGAATATTGAAGAACGCTTACGACGCATCTTCATCGCCGACCCAGGTATGAAATTCGCGAACATCGACCTCGAACAAGCGGACAGTCGTAATGTCGGAGCCCTCTGCTGGAACGTCTTTCGAGATCCTAAATACCTTGACGCCTGCGAGTCAGGAGATCTTCACACCTCTGTTTCCAGAATGTCCAGACCCGAACTGCCCTGGACTGGAGATCTTAAAAAGGATCGAGCCATTGCTGATCAGCCATATTACCGTCATCACTCTCTCAGGCATATGTGCAAGGTGCTCGGCCACGGTACAAATTACCTTGGTTCACCCTTCGAGATGGCAAAACACACAAAGATAGAACAGTCTATAATCAAAGATTTTCAAGCTCTCTACTTCAATACGTTCCCCGCGATCCAGCGCCTCCATGAGTGGGTCGCGCAGCAGCTCCTTGAAATCGGCAATCTCGTTACGCCTTTCGGCCGCAAGCGTTGGTTCTTCGGCAGGCGCGACGACCGTGACACTCTCAAACAGGCGGTAGCCTTTCTCGGTCAATCTATGACCGCAGACGAGATGAATTTCGCTATGCTTGCGTTGTGGCGGCTGAACCTAATCCAGATCCTTTTACAGGGCCACGACTCAATCCTTATACAGTATCCTGAGGAGAAAGAGAATGAGATCGTACCGCAGGTTCTATCTGCTATGCGTGTCCCCCTCGAACTCGAGGCCAGTCGAAAGTTCGTAGTTCCCGTCGAAATACAAGTGGGCTGGAATTGGGGTAAGGCCGACAAAGATAACCCCTACGGACTATCGAAGTGGCCAGATGGGCGCCGGAGACAGGCGGCTTAGCAGTTGGATAGAGGCATACGAGGAATACACCGAGATCCTACCCTCTCCACAAATCTTCCGTAAGTGGGTAGCGATAGCCTTTATCGCAGCAGCGATGGAACGTAAAATATGGGTTCGGACTATGGGCTCAGACCTATATCCGAGCCTTTTTACGCTTCTAGTCGGTCCTCCGGGGATAGGTAAAGGTCAGGCCATCCACCTCGGAGAAATAATACTTCGCGCGGTCCCCGATCTCAAGATCGGCCCCTCGGACATGACCACAGCCAGTATGATCGACGCCCTCAACGAGTCCGTGCGCCGTCTCGTTCTCATGGGAGATCCTCCATTCATAGAATTTAATTCTCTCACAGTGATCTCCCGCGAACTTGGAGTGCTCATTCCCGCATGGGACACAGCACTCATGAATAACCTAACCGATATCTACGACGGTTTCACAGTCGATCAGAAACGACGAGGTAAAGACCTTCACATCAAAATTACTTCGCCCCAGATAAACCTATTAGGCGCTTGTACCCCATCCTACCTGAATGAGATCATGCCTGCTGGAGGATGGGATCAAGGCTTCATCTCTCGAACTATCCTTATCTACTCTGGTCAGCGTCTCATTAAAGATCCATTCGTAGATGAGAGTACCACGCTTCTTACAGGCCGACTCTACAACGACCTACTCCACGACCTCAAGACAATCGCACTCCAGTTCGGGCAGATGTCTTTTACGACTCCGGCCGCGCAAGCCATAAAAGCCTGGATCAAGAACAAGTGTGCTCCTGAACCCACTCATCAGAAACTCCAATTCTACAATTCTCGTCGAGTAGCGCACCTCCTAAAACTATGTATGATTGCCAGTATCTCCCGCTCAAACAACAAAGTGATAGCCCTCGAGCACTACAGCGAGGCCTTGAACTGGCTCATCGAAGCCGAGAGCTACATGCCCGATATCTTCAAGTCAATGGTTAGCGGCGGCGACTCCGCTGCTATGAATGAAGCCCTAAACTATGTATGGACTATTTATTCAAAAGAGAACAGGCCCGTTGCCGAGCACCGTATCCTCCACTTTCTTCGCGAGCGAGTTCCAGCTCACTCGATCATGCGCTGCCTCGAAATAATGGTAAAGTCCCATATGATCGAGGTCACTGTTGAAGGCAATAAATTTACTGGCTACAAGCCAGCGCCGCGCGAAGCCCGTCTCGAAGGCTAACACTCTCCCTATTTCTCTATCATTGGATCAATGATACCGTCTTGCAGACTGGAGCGCTGCGGTATCACACATTTCGACAGCAGATCACTTACCTCGCGCTGATACTTAAATGCCTCTTTCAGCATATCATTTCTAAATGTAGCTGCTGCGTGCATCGCATAGAACATAAACGCCAGCATAGCTACATTGGCAACGATTAACGCCAGTACCGCTGGCTGTGTACCAAGTGCCTGGACTATTCCGCCCGCGACCTTTCCGCCCTCTTCAACAGCACCCATCCAAATCTCCTATGCGATACGCCAGCGCACCTTTCCCTTCCCACTAATCCCGATCCGATCAGCTACTGGCTTGGTTAGATCTATGCCCGCATCATTAGTGGGCACCTGTCCATTCTGAGCCTCCGTACCCTCCTGATACTGTTTCTCTGATAGAGGCCGCGACGTGCCGAGAACGTAGTCTGGATCATCGGTATTCCAGGGACCCACATCGACTACATCCACTACCATCTCGCCTAGCGGTCCTGCGACAAGGATAGATGGACGTGGAGAGTCTCGCCACTTGTACGGAAAGGATACGCCGACAGTATCGCTGTCGATCCAGCCTCCGTAGGAACCCTCTTGCTCATCCCCCTCGTGCCCAAAAACTGTTGCAGTGATCTGCTCGTGCCACTCAGAGGATGGTACTTCACCGCCCTCAACCTCAATATATACGCTCGATGCCCATCCATAGACCACAACTCCCATACCAAATTGCAGTTTGAGCCACTTCGTACTACCACTCCACGATTCGCCAACAACAGTCACAACATCATCATTCTTGGCCTGTCCGATTACAGGCGCATTCGAGCTTGCACTCGCTCTGATATTCAATCTGTCAGCCCCGACCAAATTATGTACTACACCCTGACGAAAGCCGCCCGACGAGGGTGGAAGCTCTTCGGGCGGCTCCTCGATATCGGGAGGCTGGTCACCGATTTCTACCCCACCGATAGTCTCTGCAATCGCCGTGCAAATGCTATCAAAGTGCTCGTAATAGAGATCGGCGTCCGCCTGAGAGTCCACAAAACACGTCTCTATGAGGATCGCGGGCTCCTCGGTGTTATTGAGAAAGTATAGATCGGTCCTCTTTTTAGGTCCCCGATCAATCAGACTTCCGGCTCGTGCAATCGCCGTCGCCACCTTGTCGGCAAGAGTCTGCTGAGTAACGTACAGACACTCCGTGCCCATAGGCTTTTTGGTTGTCTCGTAAGCATTAAAATGCACCGATACGTCGAGGTCTCGCGTCTGAGAGTTGTGGTAGTTGACAATGGTACGTAGATTTTGATCCTGCGACGTTGAGGTGTTGTCATGAAACGTCTTAACTCCAACTCCAGCGTGTTCAAGAAGTGTCGCCACCTGCTCGACCACATGCCGAGCCTCATCAACCTCGTCGAGATATCCGCTCGCACCACGAACGTACTTTCCATGTCCGCTCGAGATTACGATCTGCATGACTTACTCCACTATTGAGATTGAACCTAGAAACAACGGAACTGTATCACTTGATGTTTCCAGCAGCATAATAGCCTCATACAGCTTCGAGTCTAGCATCCCCATAGCTCCTACCTCAGCCCGCCACTGGATGATCCCTTGTGAAGGGATAGTGATATCTCCGCTAGACATTCTCAGAGTTAATTCGGGAAACATTGTAGCCGGGTCACGTAACTCAAGAACTATCTCGACTACATCTGAGAGATCCATCAGTGTATCGTCATCGGTGCTCCAAATCTCCACATTCTCCAGCCAGGTCCCGTGGATTGATGCAGTTGGAAGTGATCCAGTATACATTCGTGCCCCCTAGAGCTTAATATACCATGTAACTGTTCTAGCGCGGGGCAGATTATTAAACGCCTGTCCTCCACCCTGCGAGTCAGTAGTGAACGTGTGACTATGAGCTGTTCCGGCGCCACTCGTGAAACTATGAGTATGTGTTACTGAGGCATTCCCGGTAGTAACCGTGTGAGTGTGTGCTCCGGCCGAGGCCACCTTGTCATCCGCACTAGCCGCGCTACCAGCAGTACTCCTAACCCTAACACCAGTAGAGGCTGAGTCCATAGATATAGTTACGGTAGTCGATGCCGCTTGCGCCGCGAGTGCGATATTTGCTCCACCAGCAGACCTGTAGATAGAAGTATTATTGTTCAATCCGTGAGTATGCTGATCGTCTCCGATAAACGCACTATGTTGATGTGCCCCATCGCTACTAGTCGTTGCCGAGTGCGTATGAGAAACGCTCTCAGTTCCCGTCGTGCCGGAGTGAGTGTGAGCGCTCTCCGTTGCTGTCGTCCCGGAGTGAGTATGAGCCGGGATATTCGACAACGCAAGTGCCAGCGAGTTGATACCTGTATTCGAGCCCGGAGTCACAGCATCGCCAGTAGCAAACGAGAGCCCCGTGAAAAATCCACCTGCGGTCGCCCCCATATCATCCAGTCCGACCAACACAGTACCCTGACAATTTGGTAACACTATAGTCTTGTTCGCAGCAAAATCCGATGCTGGATCAGGACCGCGCCCGCCTGAGACCGAAGCAATAGCATCAGTAAGTCCGTTCCACAAGTAAGTAAACAAATCCGAAGTATCCGAATTCGCGCGCTCGGTACCCAACGAAGAAGCGTTGCCAATAGTCTTTCCATTCAACCTCACATAGCCAGTTCGCGTTGTATTGACCAACTCCGCGTGTACCATTCCAGTTACAATATCGGCCGAAGGGTCTGGTGTAACAGTAAGTTGGACTGGATCTGGATTGGGTATATTCTGAGAATAGGTCAGTTGAACCCCATCCGCTGTCTTGACCTGCACATCGTAACCCAGAATATAAGGCACGAATACATCAGGCCAACGACCATTGGCATCAGCCACAACCGGAATAGCGTGCGCCGCGCTCTCTCCAGCGTCCTGATATACCACAAGGGGCGTTGTGGTACCCCCACTGAAGAAGAACGCTTGCGCCCCCGGTGCTTTGAGATCGTCCGCGTAGCGCTCGACAACCCCAGACCTATTCCACAGCGATCCCATAGCTCACTCCTCCGGCGCTGGTGGTACCTCTGGTCTCTGTCGCCTCGGTGGCAGCGGAGTCCCGAACGGCGGCACCCACGACGTTGCGGGCGGCTGTGGTACTGTTGGTGGCGGAACTCCAGGTCGCGGGGGCGGAGGCTGTGGCAGTCCCTGCCGATTAAGAAGAATATCAGACCAGCGCGCTCCGGGAGGTAAGTTTGGCGCAGACTCTGCCATAGCCTGATCTACTTGCTTGAGCAAATCCTGACCTTCTGTTGAAGAAACCAGACGCCTCTCATTAAATGGGAGATTACTGTCTCTTGGATCAAAATGAGCAAACGAGTCAGAAGCATTTTCTCTTACATAGTTATCCAATCCAGCGACACTCTTATAACGATCAGGTCTCTTATCAGACATATATTCTGCTGCAGCAAGTCCTCCCTTTACAGCTTTCTCAGCTGTCGTACGTAGTATCTTTATTAGAAGCATATTTCCCGCCACAGAATTTTGTAGACTAGGTTTGATCCTTTCAATAAACTCACGATCTGCGTTAGAGATCTGGTTGCCTAAACCACCAGTCATTTTATATACTAACGCATTGGTAAGTGAATTAAATGCATTCTGTAACGCAGCAGTTCTTGCCGGACCATCCCCTTGATTTAAGGCTCGAATATCTGGAATTAAATTCTCTGGTATGCCAAGAGATCTTGCAAATCCAGTTATCGTACTCAATCTACTCGCAAATTTCTCGATCTTATTGGAGTCCGCTCCACTTACAAAGGCACGATCACCGACAATAGCTTCTAATCCCCTTATAGTTCCTAGAACATCTTGAGCCTTTATCTGCTCAGTGCGATACCCGCCGATACCACCACCCCTCGGAGACAACCCCGTAAAGGCATCCATAACAGCATCAAATCTCCTCTTTCTGAAATCTGGTTCTGACACATAATCAGGAAAAGACTGTATCGGCTCTCCTAACTGTTTACGTTGAAGATTATCAAGGTGCCACATTCTCACTTGCGGATCGACCTTTGCAGCTGCCATTGCCTCTTGAAGTTGCATTCGCGCTGCATTAACTGCAGACTGAGGAGCTCTTGGTGTAAGTGAATAGGCATTTACCAGTGCTGACTGAACAGCAGCAGCTCCTTGATCAGGTACTCCAGGTCCAATGGGCGCTGTCGGTCGCGTTGCTGACGCCGCTGGCATCGTAGGAGGTGCAGGTATTTGAGCGCCTCGTGCCCAAGGAGGCGGATTAGTTGGCAATCCAGGAGCTTCTGGAGGAGGACCTGTATCTGGAGTTGGCATTGGACCAGCTAATTGTACGGGCATTCCCTGCTGCAGTTTCTCTGCAACAGAAAGTGGTGGCGCTGGAAGTGCCGACTGTGGCCCCGGAGGCACAAGTCCAGGAGGTACTGTAGTCGTACCGCCAGGAGTTATTGGAGGTGGAGCGGGAAAGGCTCCCGCTGCCGCTGGTGGAGTTGTTGAGGGAGCCGTCTCGACTCCACCCGGAATACCATAGACAGCGGCATCCGGTGAGACACCTGGCGGAAATCCAGATTGTGCTGCTTGTGTAGCAGCTTGAGTCGCACCGGCGCGTCCAAGTATCGACGGGAGCATTCTCAGATACTGTTCTTGTTCCGCAGATCTCTGTTGAGCCGAAATCCGCTGAGTTCGCGCCTGATACAACTTGATGGCCGTCTCCGTGTCTCCGGCGGCCATCAGTTTGGCGATCGTTGCGTCCAGCGATCGCGGATCAGCAGAATTGAGATCGGCCAGTGCCGCTCGACGCGCTCCTAGCAGCCGAGACTGTTCGGCTAGATTTGGCAGTTCAGCAAGCCAATCGAAACTTACATTCGGCACAGTTACGTCAGCCATGATACGATCCTCAGAACGGGCCTACGCGGGGACCAGCCGCAGCCGAAGCTGGCATCAAGTTAGGAAGAGACGCCCCAGGAGTTAGTCCACCGAGACCACTTAGTCCCCCACCGGCGATCAGTTTCGCTGCGCTGCCAATTAGGTTCCACAGATTTGCTGAGCCACCAAGTTCGGCTTGTGCTGCGGTAGCATACGTCGGAGCGTACTGCTGAGCAATCCCAGTCTGCGCGCCAGTCTGTCCCTGAGCAATAGCCTTTAACAGATCAGCCTCGCGCCCCGATGTTCCAGTGTAGATGTTGGCAAGGTTAGCTCCACCCGTGGCCGCAAGATCAGCCAGCGACCTTCCAGCGCCAGTGTAAATGTTTGCTGCATTCGTACCATACCCACTCAACAAATCAGAGAGTCTCTGACCAGTTCCAGTGTAGATATTGGCCGCGCCAGTGCCACCAGTGAGATAAGCATTTCCAGTTCCACTGGCAACCTGTCCGAGCGCATTAGCCTCGAGCGGAGAATACGTGCTGCCGAGCCCCGCAACTCGAGTGAGCCAATCCTTGAATTCCTGATCAGCCATTCCCTGACCAAAGGTCTGCGCCGAGCGCAGCACGTTCCCGCCCGCGACTCCTCCTCCCACATTCGCGGCGCGAGTAAGTGCATCCAATCCTTGATTGACTGCAAAATTATATCCCGGCCCTGTATGGAACGCCGCTGTGGCCCGCGCCACACCCTCTGGTCCATTAAGCCCAAGGGCGTCTGCACTCATGTTTGCGCCGCCAGCCCCGATCATTCCATAGCGAGCCGCGGCCGCCGCCAGCGGATCATACGCGCCAACCGCACTTCCTACACCGCCCTGAAGGGCACCAAGCGCTCCACCTTGTCCTGCCGTAAGTGCGCCCGTGGCTCCAGCAGTACCGCCCATTAACGCTGCTATGGCAGGATCAATAGCTCCCGAGATATCGCTTCGAGCCTGTCCAACTCCAGACGTTATCGCGCCTGTCCCAAGTTGTTGTCCACTTTGTAGGCTCGCAAGTCCCTGTTTCTGTGCGCCCTCGTACAGGGCATTATTGGCATTCATTATCTGCTGAAGATACTGCCGCTGTTGTGCAGCAGCATCAATAGCCGGTTGACCAGTAAAGACATTCGTGAGTGTGTCCCAAAGCCCCATAAGAGCCTCCTATCCTATCAACCAGTTAGTTCCATCGGATATAACTGGCACTGTATTCGGTCCACCTCCTGACACTGTAGTAAGAAAGTTCGGTGGATTAGCAGCATCCGTAACAAATCGCCTTGCGCCCGCTCCCGCTACAGACGCGGGCGGCAACTCAGCCACTGTTGATGCTGGTGGTGTCAAGACCCTCGAGACCTCCACGAACCACTGATACCACTCAGGAGTACACCTTCCATCCTTATCGACCATCCTAGAAAGTGGATCTCTCGGCGCTTGTATCGCCATCACTACCCCGCATATCCACTTGAGTCAGCTCGAGTGTCCACTGTTCCGCCACTCAATCCGACATGCACTGGATCAGATACGAGCAGCCGAAATCGCACTCCCTGCCCCCGCGACAATCCACAGTTAAGCACATACGGATGAGATTTTGTTCGGCCCGGACCGCCGAGACGGCGAGTCACCGGCCGCCCAAAACTGTATCCTCCATCGAGTGACCACGAGATCAATACCTTCGGATCATCGACTCCCGGCAAATTACCGACACCTGCTGTGCAATCGAAGCTCGCCCTCGAGACCACAACTCCCATAGGAAAGTTTCGCAGCACCCCGCTCTCGACCTGCCACACAAGCGGATCAACACCCTCCAGAAAATACGTGCCGCTAACCTGGTACAGTTCGCCAGTATACTGATCGCCTACCAGCCACCTATCAAAAATTCGCAGTGATTTCATCCCCTTCCAATTCGATCTCATGTAGGACATTCTCTCGTTCCATTCTCCGGTCGAGAGATTGTACTCCCAAGTCCAATCGTCGTGACAAGTCAGAACCCAAAAAGCATTCCGCTCGTACATATAGACGAACGCCTCAATAAAGTTACGCTTACCAGCGAGAACAGACTCTTGTATAGCCCGGCTAACGTCATTAGTTGATATTGGTGAAGGTGTATAACCATCAAGTTTATACACCACAAAGTCATCTCCAGCCCAGACTAACTGATTTGCCCAGCCCTGCTCCCAGCCCGCTAGCGCATGAGTCCCAACAATCCCCCTCGGGATAACAACTTCTCGCTCGAACGGAAATGGAACAGAGCCAGCATCCCGAAATACCGCAGTCCATTTATCTCCGAATGCGTAGAGCCGCCCGCCATAGGGTACTACACGGCGCACGAACAGCCCCTGTTCCGTCGTGAAGGATAACGAATCAACAGTTACTGCATTTAGATCAGAGGCATATATCTGCCCGTTGCCATAGGACCACACGAAATAACCATCGAAGTTACAAACACTCGTTGGACTGGATGGGAGATCGGGGTCCGCGAAGCCTGTAGGCGGTGATCCAAGAAACAAATTAAAACAGCCACTATCAGTAACAGCCACATAATCTGCAACAGGTTTATTATTCTTGGCCATTGTAATCGGCTGATCACCAGTGAGCGACCCCAAATCAGTAACATCGAAGATAGCATCAACCTTCATTATTCTATCGTCAAGAACCCAGAACGCCTCTGACGTTCCGGTATCCATAAGTCCCCTCGTATGTTCTCGTCCACTCGCCATCGCAACCCGCTCGAGCCCCGGAGATCTCCGAATGATAATCTGGCTCGGCGCGCCGACAGGTGCCTTCTCTGCGAAGGCATTGACGAGTCTGCCGCCAGACTCTTGTGGTCGAGCGCCAGGAGCTGAGGTCGGTGGAAAGATTATCTCGGCCATTAGAAGTAGTCAGCCTCTTGTACGTTGTAGCTTGGTCTGCTGGATGTCAGCCTTCTCAGTGTAAACTCGTAGAATTGCTTGATCTGTGGATCGTAATTCTTGCCTCCCACCGGAGCACAGACATTTGCCAGCAGTCCTGCAAGCGAGTCAAACCACTCTGCTGGAATATACTGCGTGTTCACCACATTACAGACACCATCTGCCGCCAACTGCGATAATAGTGGATCTATGTTGACGTTGATCCTCTCGGCGTAGTCGTCCTCGAGCGACTGTCCTGTACCCACTATATTCAACTTATCCGCAGCCTCGCGGATAAGTTCTGTACGGGTCTTGGTCAGTTCCATTACACTGTCCTCATGTCCAGCCCAATATACAGTCGAGTTATCGTCGCGACACTATCGAAGTTAAATCTCAGCGTATCCCCCGCAATAATTGCCGTAGTCCACCCTGTTAACACTTGATCCTGATACTTGGCCGCCGCCGATAGTACGGGCTTGATGCCACCAGCGCCAGTATTGATAATGGTATCTGCCACCGTAGGTGGATAGTTGGCGTAGGTGTCCTTCCAGATATCAACGACCACACTCCCGGCCTGATCCGCCAGCAACGTGACTCCGGTAATAATTCCAGAGAACGGAACTATCAAGTCCGCCTTAACTCCCGTAGTCAAAACCGACCCATTTTGAAAAACTGTAACTGGCAGCGCTCGAATACGCTGATTTGCGGTTAACTCGAGATTTCCCCCGTTAAATCCGAGTCCCCCCGAGACTGTCTTAGCTGACGGCGGACCAACCCCACCCTCGCGTCCGACAACGGTATTTGCTGCCATATCCTCCAACGCACTAAGCGGCACGTCATCGTAAGGTGCCACCGAGAACACGTAGGTTCCCCCGTTCTTGGATATAGTGATCCCATTCCCGGCGAGAACATTCGCCGGGAACCTGGGAAGCACCCGAGCCCGCAGACTCGGCTGCGTTGACGAGGAGATGCTCATTTCTTACTCGCTGGCACAGGGTTCGCCGCAGAAGATGAACCAGCTCGAATGTCTCTATGGACCATCCTCGGCACCGGAGACAGTTTCGGCTCCGTCTCTGGCGGAGCTGGTTCCGTGGGCATCGGCTCTCCGGGCTTCGGTACCGGGTGCTGTACCGACACTTCAGTTACCGCCGGTACGAGTTTCGGTTCTGTGGCCTCGTAGTCCTCCACCTTGAACGCAGGATTGGTGGAGAGTTTCCGCAGCTGAACCTCATTTTCAACCTCGACAGCCTTGCCCTTTTCAAACGCCACCCCAAATCTCGTTGTCTCCTTGAGGTTCGGGGTCTCTGATTCACCTTGCCATGTGACTTTCGCCATTTCATTCTCCTTAAAAAGAGAGGGGAAAGGTGGAGGTTATCCTCTCCCCCAGTTAGCGTCAGGCCACAGGTTTGATGAACCCAACAGCAATGTAGGCATCCCCAGCAGTTGCGCCGCCAGAGATACCCGCCCAGATGTCAGTATCCGCCGCAAGTGGCAGAGTCAGAGACGCGGCCGGAAATACCAACTCGCTTCCGGCCGCCTCAGCCATCGTACCCTGAACCTGCGAACCACCACTAGCGGTTCCAAGTGCCAGCACCGGAGTACCCCCAGTGATAGCCGTCTGTACTCGGGAGAAGATCCCGGTGATGATTGATCCTGCTGGAACAGTACCAATCTTCACGTTGACGGCCGCGCCAGAAGCAAGTGCTGTGATACGACCGGCGATATACTGCGAAACCTCATAGCCAAAGTCTCGCGCTGGCACGCCTTGATTAAGTGAGGTTACCATTTTGATGCTCCTTTCCTGGCCTTAGTCGCTCGCCGACGCGAAGAAGCCAGTGGCAACGCCCCACTGCTTCAAGATGGTCCCGGTGTTGGGATGCTTTTTGAACATCTTTGCCACACCATAGGCCATGTCGATGCCAGTGCCAGTGATGAAGCCATAGTCGTCCTCTTTACGGAACGTAGGCTTTGGCATCTGGCCCCACCCGAACACCACGGCCTGTTGGCCGCAGAGGAACACTGGCTCGACCCGCGCCGAAGCAGCACCCGCGGTAAGTAACGAAGTCCACACGTTCGTTACAAAGCTCGAGATCTCCGGCACTAACCTCGCGATCACACCGTCATAGATCTGATCGCCATCTTGGAAGATGGGATTGCGGAGACCCGCCTGCTCGCGGGGCCGTGCGTCCTTGTTGATTAACTCCAGAGAAGACTTGAGGTCTCTGAAGGTGTTGGTGCCCGCGAAGCACACGTAGTGCTCGTACCCATCCTCAGTTCGATAAGGCCGAATGCGAGGATTCGCATTCATCGCAACCCGCTTCAACAGACTGAGATTGGTCGCAGTGAACTTGTCGTTAGTAGTGTCCACGTTCAACAGTGAGTTGGCGTGGTCGGTCGCCACCGCTGAGTTGACGCGGTTGGCAGTAGTGGCACCGAACAGCACTCGATCACCGTTATCCTGCTGCCACTGACCACGCTGAGTAGCTGTAGCCAGATCGTATTGGATACCGTTGACCCTGACTCCACCCGAGGAAGTTGGAAGGGTCTCCGTCGGGAGTGCCATCAGCGCGGCGATGATCTCATCCCGCTGAAGTTCCTTGCCCCAATCACTGAGCAGGGGTTTCGCCTCGCCGAAGATATCCGCCGAGTCCTTTTGAACCTCGGCCTTCGTCGAGACAACTGCGTTGCGCGCCCACTCTATTCGCAGACGCATTCCGTAGTTGTCGATCTTCTCTTCGTTCCCCACGAGGGTCTGTGTGGCGACCCCCTGACCCGTGAGTCGAGTCACTATGGGGATGTTCATGTCCTCGCCACCGGCCTTCAACTCATTTCGAAGGCGGATGATAGAGGTCAGGCTCTCACCCATGTAGGGCGAGAACATATTCTCGCGAACAAACTCCCGCGCGATCTCCTGTGTAAAGCGGATAAGTTTGTTGTTGGTCTCAATGGTTGTCACAGCCATAGCTGCAACCCCTTCCTAACTCGATCGGTATAATACGGAAACCGTATCGTACCGATCTAACGCTTCGGACCCATTGCGTAGGCCCACAAGCTAGGATCGCTCAAGTCCCCCGTAAACTCGCCGTTTCCAGCAGCCGCGGTGACTTTGGAGAGCGATGGCGGAATGCTTACTGTTCCGGGTCGAGTGGCAGCACCTCCGCGGATCTTTTCAAGCACGGTGGCCTGGAACTTAGGGTCAGCCATCCGTGCCTCGAGTTGTTGCTCAAACCAAGCGTTTGGATCATCACCTACAGCAGCATAGACGTTTTGGCGTCTGTACCACTGCACCGCCGCGTCATAGCGGTTCGGCGACTGCACCACTCGCTCATAATCCGCGACATCGAGAGTCTGTTCTTCACGGGCCTTCAAGAAAGCCTCTTCCGCCTTATCAACCTCCTCTGCGCCATGCACAGCCGAGGCGATCATCTTGCTATTATACATCGACACCTTATGCTGCTCTTCAGCATAGGGCGCCAATGTCCGCAAGATCATCTCCTGAGTAGCCTGATCCGGGTTCTGAAAGAAGTCTGGCTTCTGCTGAGGCTGCTGCGCCTGTAGATGCGCCGCGACCCTCTGAAGATGCCCTTCGAGTTCCCGTATCCGCTCCTCTGCTGCACGTCGCGCGTCGGACTCCTCCTTCAATCTCCACGAAGGAATACCCACCCCCTCCGGAGGCTGGGGTGGTTGGCCCAAGGGAAGTTCCCCTTGAACCGGCGCGGCTGGTGCCGCTGAAGGTGGAGTTGGCTCTGGTGCCACCGGAAGCGGTGGTGCCACAGCCTGGCTGAACAGCTCCTGTGAAGTAGGCTGCTCGATTGGTCTTTCGTCTGCCATTTTACCTTCCCTTCCACAGTATCGTTGTGGCTACGTAGTCGAGGTTTCGCCCTCGACGAGCGCTGCACCTTTGTCGTTGGTGCCTACGAACCGCCAAAGGCGGAGTCCTACTAACCCTTGTAACCACCGGGTCTGAGATGTGCGAGCGTCTGCGCGAGTCGAGCGCGGCGACCAATCGTGCCGCCCTTCTTCGCCGCCGCAGAAAGTTTACTCGCTGGTATCTTCTGGCCCTGTGGTACCCCAAGCTGCCGATGAAGCGCTCCGGGATGCTTGATAGCGCCTTGGATCCACTTGTCAGCCATCTTATCTCTCCCACCAGTTCTGTCCTAGCATAGCCTCGGGAACAGTGTACCGATCCATCGACTGGCCCCACGGATACGTCGAGAGTGGAACAACACCCGTAAATCCTTGAACCCACGGACCTCCACGGAACTCAGAGCGCGCCCAAGGTATTCCACTCTGCGCGTTGATGATATCCAGCGCCCGCTGCATTTGAGTTCTCATCATTTCCGAAGCGGCCCGCGGCTGACTCCCGAGAAAACGCAACGCCTCCTCGCCCGCTCGGCGATATTCTCCAGAGATCAACTCGTCGAGACTCTTGGGCATCACCGTCTCCGGTAATCTCCCGGTCGCAAGTTATCTATCCCGCCGCGCCTCTTGGGCGCAATTTTCGCGCCGCTTCGCCGCGCCACGTCGAGCGCGATCGCGACGGCCTGTTTCTGTGGTTT